ATGCCAGCCTTGCAACTGCAATTGCCCGAAATCGCCGCGATGGACGCGGCAAACGATTGCCGCCCTCCCGTCTTTGTCGGCGCGCCGACTACCCTGCTGGCTCAGGTTGGCGGTGAGGGCGGCAACCAATCCGCCACCGGGAACGAAAAGCGCAAGGGCCGCAAAGCGGTGCATGCCAGTGCCGCCGCCCGCAAGGCTGCCTACCGCGCCGACAAGGCCCGCATCGATTTCACGGACAAGCCCGAGATCGCCTCCACGCTTGCCGAAATCGCCGCCGATCTGGATTGCAGCAAAAACGAGTTGCTGCAGTCCCTGGTGCGCTTCGCTCTGACCAATCGCAATTGGAAGCAGGTCGGTCTGTACGGCGCTCGCCGCAATGGGGTTCTGCAATGAGGGGCGTAGCTGGTTCTGGCGCCTCTGTCGGCTCCGTTCAAACCATTGTGTGCTCGCGTGATGGCCGCGAGCTTTGGCGCCGGAACGTGTGGGTGCCTAGGCGCGAGTGTTCGGCGTTTTATGCCCGCTATCTGTCGGTTGAGGTTGGTGTCTTCTTCTATGACGTTCGCGGTCACATAGATCGGCGCTCTCGCCGTCCGGCAGGTGTGCCGCTTTGGAGCGAATGAGTATGAGCCCCGAAGCCAAACGCGATCTGCAATACCGCTGCCGCCGCGCCCTCGCGGCCCCGGTGCCCGCCTCCATCCGCGACGGCAATGCCCGCATCGCCGCCGACTACAAAACCGCCGCGCAAGCCTGCGCCGCGTACCTGCGCGACGGCAAGACGCCTGACCGCGCCCGTCTGCACGTCTTGCGCCTGGAGGGCGCGCAGGGGTTGCTTCCATGACCGGCATCTTCACGAATCCCGCCATCGAGGCCGGCGCCGGTCGCCGTGGCCCCTATGAGGCCCCGTGCGGCGCGACCTTCATCCGCCGCCTGCGCGTGGCAAAGGGGCTGACGCAACCCGAAGCCGCAAAGCATTGCCGCGTTTCCCTGCGCACATTCCAGCGCGCGGAATCGGGCGACTACGTGGACCCGTCCACGTGCCGTGCCATTGAGCGCGGATTGGGGGCGCCATGGTGAAACCCGCCACTTGCCAGGCACAAGCCGCGAAACCCGCCACCGCGGCCGCAAGCGTGACGCACGTCCTCACCCACTTGGCGCGCGTCCTGCCCGCCCCCCTCTTTGGAGACAAGCCGGGGCCCCGCCAAAGCGCGAATAGCGCGTCGAGCGCAGCGAGCTTGGTGGGGGCGGGGTATGGGGTGCCAAACCCCATGTCAAGCCACGCGCGGCCCGTGCCCCATGCCCTGGGCGCTGCCGCCAGTTCACCCGCGCAAGGGATCGTCACCCGAATGGGCCAAGACCCGCAGGGGCTTGGTGGCGAAGCCATAGAGCCCGGTCACCGCGCAAGCGGTGATGCGCCCGGCTGCTCCTCCTGCGGCCAGTGCGCCGCATCGATCACCGGCGCGGACGCCGACGCGGGCGCGCGCGCATGCAAGCGAAGCGCAGGCGCGCGCGCCGTGGCGGGGCAGGCGCAAGCCCTCCCCGATGGTAATCACGGGGAGAACCTTCAATGACCCGCCCGACACGTTCAGTCCTGAACAAGCATTCCAAAACTTGTTCCCTCGTCCTCGAAGGCAACGAAATCAAATTCCGCCTCCAGGCCGAGCGCATAGAAACCGGCACCCTCGTGCACGTCGATTGGGTGCGCTTCACCTGCCTGCTGCGCAACGCCCCCATGCCCGGCATTGAAACCCTGTTCCCCACGCCCACGCCCGACGTGGACATGGAACCCGTCAGCGAACAGGAGCGCACTGAACGCGGTCAGCGCCTGCTGCGCCTTCGCAAGCTCTTGGCCAAGCTCCCGAACGCCGAATTCGCCCCCAGCGCGCAAGCGATGGAATTGGCAGAACGCGTAGCGGAAACCTTGGGCGAAGATTTCACCGTCGCCCCCGAACTGCGCAAAGGCCATGACTTCTACCGCCATCGTTGGAGCATCGAGCGCAACGGCAGTGAAGTCGGCTGGGTCGGCTTTCTCGCCAGCGGCGACAGCCCGCGCCAGCAAGCGCAGGCCAAAACCATGCACGTCAACCTGTACGGCACGGCCTGCACCTTCGCTCAAAACGGCTGGCGCGATCACCTCGCAAACCTCATCGATGACGTGGGCGGCACCCTGACCCGCATCGACCTCGCCCTGGACTTCTTCGAAGGCATTACAGGCGGCATGGAGCGCATCAAGCGGGACTACGAAAACGGCCTGTGCGACGTTGCAGGCAAGCGCCCGAAATGCAACATGGTCGGAGACTGGTGCAACGGCAAGGCGCGCAGCTTCTACATGGGCAGCAAGGAAGCGGGCAAGCAAACCAACTTCTACGAAAAAGGCCACCAGCTCTTCGGCGAAAAAGACGCCACCAACTGGCTGCGCGCAGAACTGCGCTACGGCAACAAACTGCGCGTGCTGAACACCGACATGCTGCGCCGCCCGCAAGACTACTTCGCAGGCGCCAGCGACTACCACGCGGCCATCCTGCGCGAAGCCAAACCCGCCATGCAGGCCCTGCCCGAGTCCGTGCCCTGCGAGGCAAAGCTCGCGGCCCAAACCATTGAGGCAGAAGTTACCCGCAACGTCCGTTGGCTGCGCGACGTAGCCGCGCCCAGCATGGCCCTGGCCTTCGAACACCTCGGCACTGACGCCTTCCTCGAAATGGTCACGAATCAAAACGTTCCCGGTCGTCTGCGCCGATTCAAGCAAACCGAAATCCGCCGCGCCTACAGCAGCGCGCACCACAGAACCCGCAAGGCCGCAAGCGCTGGTCACGCATTCGCACAAGCCTAAACCCCGACCACAAAAAGGAAGCAGCATGCAATTCAAATCCGAAGTCATCGTCCACGGCGTCAAGGAAAGCCAGGGCAGCATCGACGGCCGCGCATTCAGCAGCACCACGTTCCACTGCGAAGTGGACCTTGCGGAAAACTCCGCAGGCCGCTCCATCGGCCGCGCCACGCGCCCCTTCAAGCTGGGCGATGCGAAGGAATTCGACAAGTGGGCGCACCTCGGCCAGTCCCTGCCCCTCAAGGCCATCGCCACCTTCGAGATGGCAGCAGCAGCGCAGGACGGCACGAAGATGGTCCTGGTCGACATCCGCCCCCTGGAACAGGCCAAACCCATTGCCTCGAAGGCATCGTAAGAGGCTGGCATGTACGTCATCCAATCGGCGTTCACGGGCTGCTTCCTGGCCCCCTCGTATGAGGACGGACAGCCCGAATGGGTGCTACTGCTGCGCGAGGCTGTAGCGGTCGAAGACCTCGAAACCTGCGCGCAGTTGATCGAAGACCACGTGGACGCGTGCCATCAGGTGCAAGTCGTGGACCTGTCCAAGCTGCATCGTCCTGTGGAGCTTTAACCCGATGTATGGCGCCTCACCATCAGGCGCCAAACATCGCAATTCGTTCCCGGAGTCGTAAATGTCATTCAAGTCTGATGCACATCGCCGGTGGTGGTTCGCCAATCGCGGTGGCGGTGGCGGTGGTTCGGTTGGCGGTGGGTCTGCCCCGTCGTTTTCTAGTCGTGATCTGGATGGTGAACGTCAGGCCATCTCGCGACAAGTTGAGGAAATGGACGAATGGGAGCGCCAACGGGAGCGCGAGGCTATCTCGCGCCAAGTTGCGGAAATGGACGAATGGGAGCGCTTGCGCAAGTGATGCGCGATGAGGGGTTGTGAGCTATGCCAAACGTAATGACTGAAACCGAACTGCAGCACTTCGCGCTGTCCATCTTGAAGCTCGCATTCGCTGGCGGCGTCCTCGGTGCCATCTGCTGGTCCCTGGTCATGCGCATCGTCGCGGACGTTGCGGACGCCATCCAGGACTGGGAAGACAAGCGCACTCGCATCGGTGCAGCCCGCGCCCGTGCCCGCGTGCGCCACATCAACGGGGCCGGCCTTGGCTGATCCCCAAACCATCGAATGCACCGCGGCCTGCACGGTCACCGTGGTGCATGAAATCAGCCTTCCCGTGCTCGATCTGAGCCCGGCTGAAGGCGCAGCAATCAGCAGCGCCGTCCTGCTGGTGTGGGCGGTTGGCTGGGCATTCCGCGCAGCTATCCAGGCCCTGAGAACCGACGGCAATTCATCAACCACAGAGGAGTAAATCCATGAACCGCAACAACACCCAATCCCGCCGCCTCGCAGCAGCCGCAGCAGCCGGTGCCCTGGCACTGGCAACCAGCGCCGCTCACGCGGCCATCGACGTCACCGGCGTCGTGTCGGAGATCGGTGACACCGTGGCCCCTATCGGCCTGATCGGCGCTGCCGTGCTGCTCGTCGTCGTGGCCATCGCCGCCTTCAAGTGGGTGCGCCGCGCCATCAGCTAAGCGGCTGACAAAGCGTCCCCTGGCCGGCCGGCAGGGGCCTTTGCCAGAGCGTCCATGGTGGGCGCTCCGTCAAGGGAGGGGCACATGGGCCTGTTCGTCATCATTGCAGTGCTGGGGGCGGCATGGCTCATCTTCACCGCGTAGCTCGCGCTCTCGTAGCTGTCCTGTTGGGCCTGCTGCTCGCTCTCTTCGGCGCGTCGCATGTTCGAGCAGCTATTCCCATGGGTGGATGGGACACGTCTTCATGCAATGAGACGGTTGCCGGTGGGCATCCATACACGGTAGATCCTGCCGTTACCGGCTCGTGGACGTGTAAGGCTGAGGCGCCGCCTGGATTCCGCGACTGCGGCTATATGTTGTCATCCGCTCAGTATGGGTGGGCCGCGTTTTGGTACGGCAAGTGCGCGCAAAGGCGGCTGGCTGACCAATGTCCTGAAAACAGTGTCAAGGTCGGTAGCGAGTGTGAATGCGCGTCTGGCTATGTGGAGTCTGGCGGCGCTTGTGTCGAGGAAAAGCCGCCGACCCCTGACGAGTTTTGCTCCCAGCAGTCCTTTAGCTGGAATGCTTGGTCCACCACGGAAAGCCGCATGGGCATCGTTGAGGACAGACGTGATCTCCCTCTCGATAGCCCTTTCTCGGTGTGCATGCCCGCCAAGGGCGGGGGCGCGGGTTCCCCTCCGGGCTGTAAGCACAAGTTCACTCCGCAGGTGCGCTACCGCATGGGGGATGGCGATCCGTGGCGGTATGAGGGTGACTCCTGGGCCTATGGTCCGAATGACATAGCGGAGGCTGGTGGCACCCTTGCTTGCGTGCCCGGCATCGACGGTGCGCCCGGTGATCCGCCGATCCCCCAGCGCGAAGACCCTAAGCCTGGCTGTGAGGGCGGCATCCCTGGGCAGGTCAACGGCGTGGACGTCTGTGTAGATCCTGCCAGCGGGCATACCGAAGGCGTTGATTGGACACAAGTCACGGATGCAGACGGGAACGTCAAGGAGCAGAAAACCAATGTGACGTGCAACGGTGAGAAGTGCACCGTCACCACGACTACCAAAACTCCGGGCGACCCCGGCGAGGGCACCACGACTACCACGACTACAACCCGTGGCGCCTATTGCGCAAAGAACCCCGAGAGCTCGATCTGCGCCGGAGCTACCGACCCTACGGGTAGCACGCGCAACCAAAACGGGCGTGGCGGTGCGGGCGATCCTGCGGGCACTGGCAACGGTGGCGGCAATGGCGAGGGCGACGGCTTTTGCAAAGAGAACCCGGATTCGCCGCTGTGCAAGAAGGGGGCGTTTAGCGGCTCCTGTGCTGCGAGCTTCGTCTGCGACGGCGATGCGATCCAGTGCGCCATCGCTAAAGAGCAACACCTGCGCAATTGCAGGTTGTTCGACGATCCTTCCGACGAATCTCGGCTATACGACGCTGAGAAGGCT